CCGGCTCTACAACCGCAATGAGCGGGTGAGCGGCGAAAGCCGGGAACTGCTGATCGAGGCGGACGAGTGGCTTGCCTGCGAAACAGAATCTGTCCCAGCACGGCAAGGGCAAGTCGTGATCGGCATCGACCTGGGCGGCTCTGCCAGCATGTCGGGCGCGGCGTTTTACTGGCCTGAGACAGGGCGGCTTGAATGCCTCGGCACCTTTCCGGCGCGTCCCTCTCTGCTGGATCGTGGCCAGAATGACGGCGTTTCCGGGCGCTACGTGGAGATGCACGATAGGGGCGAATTGACAGTTTTGGGCGAGGCAACTGTTCCGGTTGCGCCGTGGTTGATGGATATCTTGCGCCATGTCGAGGGCCAGACAATCGCAGCGATCACCGCCGATAGATACAAGCAAGCAGAACTTGGCGAGGCAATCGACAAAGCGGGAATTCGTGCGCCGATCATCTGGCGGGGCATGGGGTTCCGCGACGGTGGCGAGGATTGTGAGCGGTTCCGGCGCGCTGCGTTTGACGGCAAGGTCAAGACGGTTCCTAGCCTGCTGCTTCGCTCTGCCTTCGCGGATGCAGTCTGCCTGCGTGATCCGGCCAACAACCTGAAACTGGCAAAAGCGCGTTCCACCGGGCGCATTGATGCGGCGGCTGCGACCGTGCTGGCGGTGGCCGAAGGTGCGCGCATGACGGGCCGTCCTGCCAAGGTATCGGGGGGCTTCACATGGGTCTGAGCAAGAAACGCCAAGACTATCAAAACCATTCCGCGAAGGTCTGCAAAACTATGCGCTGGAGGGCGCTGCGGTTGCAGGCGCTAGAGCGTGACGGATGGGCCTGCGTCAAGTGCGGCACCCGGCGCAGGCTGGAGGTTGATCACGTCAAACCCGTGCGCGATGCGCCGGAACTGTCTTTTTCTCTGGACAATCTGCAGTGCCTTTGTGGCGCCTGCCATGCCCGGAAAACCCGAATTGAGATCGGCTTAGGCCAACTCAACCCCAAGCGTGAGGCTTGGAAAAAGCTGGTGAAAGACCTGCAAAACCCAAACGAGCAATATGGAGAAAACCATGCTTGAATCTGTCAAGATCACCCGGCGTCAGTCGGAAATCCGTCAGGCGCTTTCGGTTCTGGTCGGCAAAGAAAAGCCGACCGAGGACGAGGTGCGCAACATCGAGGCTCTGGACCTGGAGTTTCGCAGCAATGAAACCCGGTTCCGGGGCGCGTTGATTGCCGAAGATACCGAGCGCCGGGACGCGGGCAAAGAACTGGAAACCCGTTCTGAAAAGGAATGGTCCGATCTGGTGTCCGGCTTTGAAATGCGCCAGGTCGCCTTGCACCTGGACGAGGGCCGCGCCTTGGATGGCAAGACTGCGGAGATCGTCACGGAGTTGCGCAGCAAGGGCGGCTTCCGTGGGATCCCGGTTCCGTGGATGGCGCTGGAACAACGCACAGGCGAAACCATCGCTTCCGGCACACCCAATCCGTTGCAGACTCGCCCGATCATTGATCGGCTGTTCCCTGACTCGGTGGCGGCAAAGATGGGGGCGCAATCCATCAGCATCCCGTCCGGCCTTGTGGAATGGCCAGTCGTGACAAGCGCAGTTTCTGCGGCTTGGCAGGATGGGGAGACGGCAGACGTAGGCGGGCCGACCGCTTACGCCACGACCGACCGCGCCATGGATCCGAACAAGACCCTGGGCGTTCAGATGAAGATTTCCCGCCGGTCCTTGCTGCAATCGGGTTCGGCACTGGAAGAGGCTGTGCGGCGCGACATGAACGGCGCAATGGCCCAGGCGCTTGACGCAGCGGTGTTTCGCGGCACGGGTTCCAACGGCCAACCCCTAGGCGTCATTGCTGGCTATTCGACCTATGGCATCACGGCAACCGCCATTGGCGCCGCGGCGTCCTGGTCCATCTTTCGATCGGCAATCGCACGCTTCATGGCGGCCAATGCAGCCGCCGGACCTGGCCAGGTGAAGTTGCTGCTGCGTCCCGAAGTCTGGGCATACATGGATGGCGCGCTGATCACCTCCACGGCGATCAGTGAATGGGACCGGATGGTTGCGCAGATCGGGGCGGGCAATATCGTCATGGCAACGAACGCACTTGCGGCGCCGACCGGTTCACCCTTGGCATCCAACGCCCTTCTGACAACTTCGTCCGGCGGTATCTCTCCGATCTTCGTCGGGCTGTGGGGCGCTGTCGATTTGATCCGCGATCCTTACTCCGACGCAAAATCCGGCGGGCTTCGGATCACGGCGCTTGCAACCATGGACGTGACGGTTGCGCGGCCTGCGCAACTGGAACTTCTGACCGGAGTGCAGCAAGCATGATGGAAACGGGCGGCTCAATCGGGGCGCTGGAATTGCGGGCGGCGCGCGATGGTTCGCGCCGCCTCACCGGACGTTTCCCCTACAACAAACGCGCGGTCTTGTCCGATGGTGGCAAGACCGGGCGCCCGCAAAAAGAGGTTTTCGCCCCCAAGGCGTTTGCCTATCGGATCGAAAAGCCGGATGAGGAAATTCATCTGCTAATCGGCCATGACTATGACCGACCACTAGCGAGCCGATCAGCTGGGACGTTTTTTGTTTCGGATTCGCCCGAAGCGGTTACGTTCGAGGCGGTCATTCTGCCAGAACTGCAAAAGGCCAGTTATGTGCAGGACTTCTTTGCGGGCTTCGCGGCTGGCCTTGTCCTGGGTATCTCGCCCGGGTTTCGCATTCCGCCAAAACGGGTCGAACCAAACGCCGAAGTTACAACAGAGGAAGATCCTGCCGATGGTATGGCGCTGATCCGCACCATTTTTTCGGCGCTTCTCTTCGAATTCTCGATGGTGACGGTCCCGGCCTACAAGGACACAACTGTTGAGGAACGCAGCGGGATGATCCTATCGGAGTCCGATGGACTACACCGCACCTTGAACCGGTGGAGGGCATGACATGGCAACGCTATTGAAACAAGCTGAGGCCGGGGCAACATATCCGGCGCCGCCATCTGGGCTTTCCGCGAAGGCAGCGGCGCTTGACGCAGCAGTCATTTGGCAGCGCATAGAGGCATACATCGCGCAACGCTTTACGGCGCGTGCTGTCGTTTGGACGGTCGAGGGACCGGGGGAATGGGAGCCACCGCTTGCGCCCGCAACCATCGAGGCCGTCGAGGTCTGGGCGGGCGAGGAATGGAGCGAGGTTTTCCCAGCACCGTCACCTCTGGGCGGCTATACGCTGGCTTCTGAGGGGCCTTACAGGGTCACGGCCACCGTGGGCGGTGGTGATGTGCCTGCAGCTGTCACTGAGGCATTCCGGCGCTTGGCGGAATACTCCAGCGAGGTTGGCGAGCAGGGCTTATTGAAGGGCCGCGCTGGGGCATCTTCAAATGATGCCGAACTAGGAAGCATCAAACAAAGTTTCCAGCGAAGCCCGAACTGGATTGCACGGGCGATGATCAATAGCGGCGCGGCCGATCTGCTTCGCCCATATAGGAGGGCTTCGTGATGTGGCCATTCAAGAAACGGAAGCCGGGCGACCACCTTCCAACCGAAACCAGATCGAGCGGAACCGGATACACAGCCCAAATCATGGCGGCGCGTGAAAGCTACATCAGCGGCGTTTCTGGCATCGGTGAATTGCCGGCAACTGTGCAAAGCTGCGTGACGCTCTGGGAGGCGGGCCTAAGCCTTGCCGATGTATCCGGGGAGGACGACATGCTCACGCGGTTTGATATGGCGCTGATTGGGCGCTCTTTGGCGCTGCGGGGTGAAGCTCTGTTCCTGATCAGGGAAACTGGACTTATCCCCTGCACCGATTGGGATCTGAGTACCAGGAACAGCAAGCCAGTCGCCTACCGCGTCACTGTAGCAGAGGCGGGCGGCGGACGAACTGAGACTGAGACTGCGCTTGCGGCTGAGGTGCTGCATTTCCGCATTGGCTGCGATGCTGCCGCGCCCTACATCGGAACTGCGCCTTTGCGGCGGGCGCCGCTCACGGCTGGCTTGATGCATGCGATTGAATCGGCGCTGTCCGAGGTCTACGCAACCGCCCCAATAGGTTCGCAGGTCGTGCCATTTCCAGAGGCAGACGAGACAGAAAAAGAACGCTTGGGCCGCGCATTTCGGGCCAGTCGGGGCCGCGTCATTCTGCGGGAATCGGTGAACGTTTCGGCTGCGGGTGGCCCGGCGCCGCAACAGGACTGGCAACCGCGCGACCTTACACCCGACCTGTCGCGGGCAATGATCGGGGAAAGCCTAGGTGCCGCAAAGGACGGGATTATGATGGCGTATGGCGTTCTGCCTGCGCTGGCCAATGGTGCGACAACCGGGCCGATGGTGCGCGAGGCGCAGCGGCATCTGGCGCAGCTGATGCTGCAACCGATCTGCATGCTTTTGGCAGAAGAATGCAGCGCCAAACTCGGCGCAGAAGTGCTGATTGACGTTGTGCGGCCAATGCAAGCCTTTGATGCGGGCGGAAAGGCGCGGGCGTTGTCTACCATGATTCAGGCGCTGGCGCTGGCGAAAGAGGCGGGCATCGAGGGGCAGGCATTGAAGGATGCACTTGCCTTTATCGACTGGGCCGACTGACGAGACAGGGCAGGTTGCGCCCGCGTTCACTATTGCGCGAAGCAACCCCGTAAGTCGGTTGAGTGGGTAAACCCCGACAAGGCGCGGCTGGCTGTTTTCCTTTCGTCGGCGCGGCGCAGATCAACATGGTCGCAAGCCGGGGTTGATCAATGGGGCCGGGGGGCGATGCTTCCCGGCCTTAGTCTTTGCGCAATGCAACGCCTGGGCCGTTGCCGTTCTCGGGCAGGAACACCACGCCAGCGGATTCGAGGGCTGCGCGGATGGCGGCTATGGTGGCAGGGCGTAACTCTTCGCCACGCTCAAGGCGGGCCACCGTATCAGGTGAAACGGCGGCAAGCTTTGCCAGATCACGCACGCCTAGACCTGTCGCCGCTCGAGCCATTTTACATTGTGCGGCGTTCATTTCGTAACCCTGTTCTGATTTTTGTTGACGCGCTTCTGCGGCTGAATTATCGTAACAGTGTTCGGAAATTCAATCAAGGAAAACCACCATGACAAAACACAACCCAATTTCTGAGGCCGATACCGGCTTGCCCAGCCTTCTGGACCTGTCCGATGAAATTTCCCGAGCCAGAGATTTTGCCGACTTGATCGGCATGGCGCACAGCACAAGCCGCGACGGCACCTCTACGGCGGCGTTCCAAATCGTAAACATTCTGGAGGGAGTT